TTATCAATCACTTTATACAAAAGTGACTTGATTTCATCAATTTCATTCTGTAATTTGTCAATTCGACCCATTTCATTTAACCTTTGTTGTTTTTTTGCTTTGTAGGCCAAATATGCAGATCTATCGGTATTTACGATAGCTCCATTGTCAGTATCTCTGAAAAGATCTGATCTACCTTCAACTTGTTTGTAATCCATTATGCGAGTGCGATTGATCGGAAGTCCCTAATTCTAGGAACAAAAGCTTGATTTGTACCAGTCATTATCACCTTAATTTGAAATCCACTAAACTCTACTAAATCATTAGCAGTAAATTGATAGTCTCTGAATTCTTTCAATGTACGAGACGCTGGAACAAATCTATCAGGTGTTCCATCACTATTCTTAGCATTTATCAATTGATCACCAAATCCATCTCCAGTAGTATCTGTCAAGTTTCTAAAGCCAGGGAATAATTCATAAGGTGATTCAATATTTGTTTCATCAGTCCTAATTAATCTATACAAGACTCTTATATCATTAGTATTATGTCTAAATGCTGCAAATCTAACTTGTAAAGAAGTTGCTGGGTTTTCCAATTTAACAATTTTGGTAATGTATATTGCGGAATTGGGATCATCAAACATACTATTGACTGAAGCACTCGCTGTATAATCAGATATTCTTTGATCTATTCTATTAGTGGTAGTTACCACAGAAAGACGATCTAAATCTACAACAGGAGAAACATTACTATCATTTGTAGTAAATACCATTTCTTTTGTGAATGATTTATTTCCAGGCAAAGCAGTTAACTTATCCTGTTCATTAACCTTAGATGCAATGATTCTAGGACTTGAAAGATGAGTACTACCTGTTAGAGATATATTCTCAAATCCTTGATCTGCAAAAGAAGCTTCACTACCAGAAGCACTAGTTCCCGATACTGTTCTAATTTGACCAGTTAAAGAAGTGTCAGCTGGAGTCATAAATTCAACTAAGGGAGTGATAGTTTCAAATTGAATATTTTGTGTAGCTCTCACTATTGCACCACCACCAATTTCTGTTTCTGAAATTTTTAATTTCTTAAGAGCATTACTACCATCTCTCACTGTTCCATTACCTGTTCCAGTCACATTTAATTTAACATGATATCCATCGATAGTAGGTGCAATTGCACTATCAACTAGATTATGTGTAGTGTTAATTCTTCTAAGTGATACGCCTGCAGTTTCATATTTACGTACAGTCTTTCCTACTTCATGAGTTTCTGCAACTGTATTATCAATACCCCTTGTGATTGTACCCTTTAATTCACCATTACCAAATTGAGTATATTTTATAATCTCATTTCCAATTTGAACATAGCCTGGATTAGTTGCATCAACAGGTAATCCCTCAAAATCACCAAGGAAACTTATACTTGATACTTTAATTGGAGAAGTTGCGTTATGGGCATATTCTTCTGTAATTGAAGTTGTTGTTGATAAACCTATAGCACCAGATATAGTTACTTTATTGTTTACAGCATGCATACCATGATTTCTATGTTTCACATGAATGTGTAATCCATCATTATCTAATCCAGTGTTTGTAACTGAAGAAGGAACTCCGTTATTTAAGTTGGTTGATATACCAGTATTATTCATGAATTTAAGAGTTCTACTTGTATCAAAATTACCTTGAACTCTATTCAAAATCACACTATTTACATTAGATACCGCACCAACAGTGAATCTTACATTTCTATTTGTGTCACCAAAACTCGCACCTAATACATCACCAGTTTTATATCCTGATCCACCACCAGTTACACTGAGGGTTCCAACACTTCCACTACTAATTTGAATATTTGCAGTTGCACCACTACCATTTCCAGTAATAGTTGTTAAACCAATACCTGAATAAGTTAAGTTACCTGAAGCGGGAGTTAATCCAATACCTGTTCCTGATTGATGGGTTATAGAAGCAAGTGGGCCAAGATGTGCAACAATATTTCCTTCTGCAGAAGCACCAGCACCTACTTGAATTAATTTAGAACCAATTGGGAATTCTGTTGAAGAATTACTACTGGTATTACCAGCTAATTGAATCTTAACTTCTTGTGAATTGAAACTAATTGGATTTTGTCTCAACACAGGACGTTCTTTATTTCCAACACCAAGTTCTGGATTATAAAGTTTCAATGCGCCTGGGCCAGGAACAAACTGACACTTATACAATGTAAATTTCAAATCTTCATACTGGCTAGGAGTCCAAGTAGATCCATTTTGTGATTTAAATAGAGATCCCAAATATGGTTGTGCTGAGATCTTTCTTCTTTCACTTTCCTGTAAACCTTCATCCTCTATGTCTGTTTCACCCATTACAGCAATCCAGACAAAATAATTATTAGAAGGAGATATTAATGTGAGAGCATATTCAGCTCCTCCACCCTCAAGAAATACAGGTGATGGGAAAGTAAATCTAGTAGGAACTGTAGAGTCAGCTGATGTTACCACCTGTTCTGCATCTAATGTTTTTTCACCAAATGGAACAATTTTAGTTGTTGGTAGTCCAGTCTGCATTGTTCTTATTTGACACGTTACTGGAGCTGTATCATCCTTAGTCTGGAAGAATATATCAACCGATGATATAAACACACCATTTGCCTCAGTAACTTCAAAAGATTCTGCAATTGGGTCAATCCACTCTACTTGTTCTGATACTCTAGTTTCACCAAACTCACTGGTTTGGAAGTTTCTTGTACTTTGATTGGATACGGTTGTAGCATCCTCTCTTGTCATTCTTTGAATATCAGCAGTTCTCACACTCAATACATCTTCCTGAAGAGTATTCAGGGTTCCTCTAGAAGTGAATATTGATTCAGCTGTTGATGCCCTATCAGCTGGAGATCTAGAATCAACAGAACTACTTGTTAATCTAAATGTATTAGTTCCTGTTCTAAACTCTGGTGCCGATGTCAAGGAAGCTTCTGGAATAAAGAAAGATCCTAACAATGCACCCTTTTCATCAGTTATCAATCTGACATCTGTTACTTTAGCTTCTGCGTTACTTGTTTCACCTCTAAGAACCATATTCTTGCTTATAAATCCTTGGAAGTTGCCAAGAACTTCTTGTTGTAAAGATCCAGTATCAACGTTAATAATATTACTAGTTGCAGAATAACTAGAACTAATACCAACTGTATCTGAATATGGATTGACTGCATATACAATCTCAGGATTGTTATATGAACCAAATTTATGATTTGGTTGTGCAGATCTAAATTTAATCTGTGCAGAGTTTCCAACTACGGTTGTTTGCCAATCTGCAGATGTTCCTGTAATTGTTTCACCTACTTCAAAAACTCCTTGAACCATTGATATCTCAATAAGTTTAGGTGTTACATATTTACTAACATCTTGTCCATCAAAAAATGGATAGAATTGTGTGCCTGGTTGTATTCTGGTCGCAATAAATTCAATATTCCTAGATCTCATGAAAGGAATTAATTCACTACTTACAAGTTTTTCTCCAAAACTTTGAGTATCTATACTTTCATTGACTTGGAATTGAATACCACTTCTAGTCAATCCAGTATCTGTGGTAATCGTTTCTTCAAAACTAGTAGTAATTAAATCTATCTCTGTAGTAGTTGTTACAATTCTATTACCATCATCGTTTTCTGACTGAGTAGTAGATGTGGTTGTATTTGATCCTGTTTCTACAGTTTCAGAAGTAGTAGATGACCATGCTTCTTCCCAACCTCCCCATTGAATGGGGCCAAAACCAGTATTTGGATCTATATCCAATTGTTGCATAGCCTGTGTAAATCCAGCATCTATATCAACAACATTAGATTCAAGTCTCTTTTCATTCAACCAAACATCACTATTTGGATTCAATTCAACTCCACCAATCCATGTAACAGCCGCAAATGGGTTAACATTTTCTCCACTTGATGCAGTATCCTGTACAATATATGGCACCTCTGTGAAGTTTAATGTTACAACATCTCCAGTTCTCTTCAAGTCATTAGATTGTAGATCTGAAACTTGTGTTAAGTCTGCAGCTGGATCCGCTGTGGTTCCAATACCAATGACTTGTTCTGATCCAAGAAGTAAATCTAATCCATGAGTATAATGTGTAGGTCTTAATTCGCCAGTTTTTTTATCAATAGAACATCTAGAACATGGGTGACTTAGTGCTTGAGCATTATGACTTCTGAAATTATCTACAAAGAATCCAGATTTAAATCTATCCAATCCAGTATTAGCATCTACAATATTGAGTGATGCAGTATCGGTTTCTAATAAAGAAAGTTGAGTATAAAATTCTACATTCTTTAATCTGGTTTCTAATCTACCAATATCTGCCATAGTATATCTCTTATGTCTCGCAACTTTGACAATTGAACTAGCTTTTGCATTACGAGCGTAAGGAGCTATAGAAATAGTTGCAACACTGAACGCACCAGAGGGATCTGGTGGAGGAACAACATCATCTAATGGCGCAGGAGCTCCTTTTTTTAGTTCAAAGAATCCATCCTTAGTTAAGAAAAGTTTATCTATTCTAGCCAAATAATGTGAGTATCCTAATGTAACAACATCATCACCAACAATTACGGGAGGAACAGGATTAGAAACTACAAAACTACGGGTATCATAATCAAATGGTGATATACCAGAAGAGGGATTGTATTCTACAACTCTAGGTCTTGCATCAATATAATCAGATAATGACTTACCTTTGAAAGTTGTCATGTCAAATTCATAATTATCTGCAGAGAAACTATTAACACTTGCAAAGTCACCAAATTCACCATCAATTATATAATTATCAAAAATTATAGCCAATCTCTTTGAAGGTTGAGCCTCACCTTCTTTTCTAACAAGTCTTGCAAAATCATAAAACTCATCTCTTTGGCCGTTATCAAATCTAAAACTCTTACTAATATTTTTATCACCTTGTGTAACTATTGAAACTTGACCTACAATACCAGAAGATTGGAATGTAGCTATCTCTTCTCTATCAAATTGAATATCATTTGTGTAAACTATGTCAACTGAACCAGAGAGTTTAGTAACAACTTTAGCAGTCGCTCCACTGTTTTCACCTACAACTAACTCTCCTTGAATAGTGTCAGTGAGTTCTGCAGATCTGTTTATTAAACTTATTCTAGGTAAATTAGGATCTCCTGCTGTGCTTGACTCGTATACAGCCAAAATTCTTAACACATCAGGAACATTTAGACAAATCTCTTTATCTTGAACCCTTATTCCATAAACATTACTTGTTTCTAAACCATCATTAAGAGTGTTTTCTCCTGTACCAGATCCAACTTTTTGTGATTTATTAATAACTAACTTATTACATTTCGTTAAAATCTTTTTCTGTGATTTAACCTCAGTTCTTTTAGCTGTAGCAGTAAGAACTGCACTACCATTTTCGGCTAAACCAATTAAACTTGCAGATTTTCTATCAGAAGAGAAAACAATATTTTCTTCTCTTAGAATTTGAATAGTACCAGTTGCAGCAAATGAAACATTAAATCTCTCTTCATCAAATGTTTGGAAAAATTCATTTGTTGAAGATAATGTTACGGTTGCTGTGTTATTAGTTGAAGTAAATGTTTTTCTTATTCTTGTTTCTATTTCAGATGAACTCAAATCAATACTAGAGATTGATGACTCTGGCATATCAGATATAAAACTTGAATTTTTAAAATCAATAATTTGAGGTCTAATAATCTTAAAATCACTTGTGACTATATTTGAACCTGATGGTATTTCTTTCTGGCAAACACCAGAAACATCCGTACCTAATGCAGCTATGCTAAGTTGAGATGAAGAATCTATATCAGTTACTCTGTTAAATGTTGGATCAGTTTCTCCTGTTTTTTGATATTTAATTATATCATTCTTTCTAACACCACTAGCAAATTTATTACCAGCAACAATAACTTTACCACCAGTTGTAATTGTATATTCAGTGCCTGCAGGAGCTGGACTACCTTCTTTTGAAAGAAGAGTATCAGCATTAAATGTGAAACCACCTATTGCAGCTTGATAAATTGATTTAACATCGTCAATGGAATATTCTGTTATTAAAGTTATAGTTTTTGTATCATTTACCCCATTAACAATGATTGGTTCATCAAGTATAAACCTTCCACTAGTAGAAGTTAGTGATAAGGATGTAGCACCACTAGCTGCACTATTAAGATATCCTCTTGCACCACTTCTTTGACCTTCAATTAACGAACCCTCTATTGCAGTAAGAGCACTGTTTATTTGAATGTCAGTGAATGTTTGCACATCCCATAAGAACAATTCATAAACACTTGCATCATTAACATATCCAGAAGATTCTAACTTATAATCATATACTCTTGCATTTCCAATATGAGTTCCAGCTGGAGATGAATGAGTTGCACCTATCCTCTGGTTTCTCAATGTAACCTTATGATCAACACCCAATCCAACAAAAGGTGTGCCATATACATGGTTCAATTTTATCTTACTAACTTTATCAAATGCAAATACTTGATTATCTAACTTTTTAATTGTTCTTGGTTTTTCTACGTCTATAAAATTACTTCCAACCTTTTCAATTTCATAACCTCGTACGTAGGCCTTGCCAGGTGAAACCTGAAGAATCATACTGTCACTACTTGGTTCATTACCCTGCGAAGTCTTTTGTTCTCTGGTATATACTCCATTATTTCCTTGTCTATCATTAAGAGATTCTCTAACCTGAACTCCAAATTGTTTTACGTAATAATTACCACTCTCATCAAATGTTCTTCTCGCAAACTCATCAGCTAAAAAATTATACTCTGTCTTCTTTACAATTTTTTGAATCTTACCTTTTTTTAATCTTAATAGTTCTATAAAGTTAGCATCACTAAAATCATCTATATCTTTTTTAATTAATGTTGGTTTGATTTGAAATCTATCGGCGCCAGGAGCTGCAAAGTTTGAGAACCCAGCTGCATTATCAAATAATGTAGAATCATCAAATGCAGATAGTATATTCTCCTCTATGAATAATCCTACTCTGTATGAAGGATTATTACTGTATTGATCAACAATAACAGTTTGACTAGTAACTTTAACAAAATGGCCACGAATAAAATATACACCTTCTTGAATTGATGTTGCAGATCCTATGGATGCAGCATTTAAAGCTATAGTCGTTGCAAAAGGATTATTAGCAATAATTCTTGAAATACCATATTCTATATCACTCGTTGATACTAAATTCTCACCATCATTAAAAACGTTACTTACAAAATCATTACCAGCTTTTACATACTTTACATATAAAGTGTTATGTCCTCTATCAGATTGAGTAGATGTAATAAAGTTTACAACTTGTGCCTCTACACCAGATATTTCTCCTTTGATTTTCTTTCCAACTAATTTATCAAGATATTCTGATATGGGAATACCCAAAAAAGTATCTTCCAACTCAATCGCATGATACGCTGGATCATAACCAATTTGGCCAGGAATAACCATAGCCCCTTCTTTAAAGAAGTGTTTACCAAACTTCTCTACTTGATTTTGAAGGATTGTTTGTAGCTGAGTTAGTTCTCTAGCCTGAACTGGTATGCCAGGTTTAAATAGAACTTTGTTAAAGTTCTTATCTTCATTAAAATCATCAAAATATGGAGAAACATTCAGATTGGTCTCTTGAGGCATTTTCTTA